CATATAAGAAAGGGGAGTAATAATGGATACTGCTAATTGGCTAACAATAATAGGAATGATTGGTACAGTAACTGGTTTTGGATATGTAGCTATACAGAATTTAAGAAAGGAATTTTATAAAGAACTAGATAAAATGAAAAGAGAGAGTAATGCAACCAATAAGGAAATTAAAGAACTTATTAGAGAAATGAAAGAGGATTTAAAAGAAGATATGAGAGAAATTAAATCTGATATAAAAGGTCTTGAAAATAGAAATAGATAAAAAGGAGTGAAGCAATGGATAGAGGAGAAATAATATCAGAAACATTACTAATGTTAGGAGAAAATGATGCGTACAATGACAATAAAAGTGATATGTATAAGATTTGTGAAAAAATGTTAGACAGTGTGATAAACAATATAGCAACATCTAGTGCTTTTCTATTCAATGCTATCACTGTTAAATTAACATCAGTAGGACAAATTGATGGAGAGAATAAATTTAACTTACCTGTTGACTGTTTAAATATCCTTAGATGTAATAAAAGTTATAGATTAGAAAATGAGTTTATATACTCACCAGAAAACGAAATAAAAATACAGTATTGTAGAAGAATAGATTTTACAGAAATACCAGATAATTTATTTAATTTGATGGTTGCTATGACAGCTAAAAAAATGGCGTTAGCAGTTAATACTTATAACAGCAGATTAGAAATATTTGAAACAGAAGTAACAAAATTAAAGAATAATATAATTGCTCAACAAGGTTTTCAATATTGGGAGGAAGAATAATGGAGAGAGTATTTAAAAGTAATTTATTTGTTTATGGAGAAGTAGGAGAAAGATTATCTGGTATAAGAGAAAGTGAAATATATCAACAATCAGCACAAAAAATTGAAAACCTTATTATAAATGAAATGGGCAATTTAAAGATAGCAAAGAAGTTGGAATCTACCAACTTTCAACATAATTTAATACAACTAATAGATACTAAGTATAACTTTTATGTAGGGGTAACAAAAGATAATAAAGTTGTAACTTATAGTAAAGTCAATGGTATGTTAGGAAATCTTTTATATTCGCACCCTGTAACAGTTAAAAATATAAGAATAGTTAAAATGTGTGATGAAAGATTATTTGTAATAGGAGATACTGCTGAAGTATTTGAATTTAATAAAGATAATGGAAAGATAGGGAAATCTAATTACCTAAGTTTAATAAAATGTCCTATTTCTGAGAGAGAAACAATAAAACTTGATATTTATAAGATATATAAAGTAGGTACTAATTTTAGAGTTGGACTTTTAGGAACAGTTGAAAATCCATTAGTTGAAGGTACAAGTCATGGATTATATATTAGTGGAGCAAATGTAATTGTACAAAGACTATATAAAATTTATAAAGTTGGTGTTAGTGCTAGTGATATTGAGCAAAGTTTTTTGGTAAATGGTAATACATTTGCTGTATTCAGAAATTATACTCCAAAAGTTGAGAAAATAATTTCACAAAGTCAAGGCAGTACTATTTATGAGATAAAAAAAGCTCATATAATTGGAAATAGATTGGTTGATTTAGATGGAGATAGTGATAATAATTATGACGATACATATGGTAGTAACTATTTTGTTGCTAACAGAATAGGCAGTGTTAAAGGAGAAATGAGTTATGGAGCTATTATAGCAATAAATTATATCATAAAAACAGTAGGGATATATCAAGATAGAATGATTATTGTCGGAAATGATGGATACTTGTATTTTTCTAAAAAATCAGATTATTTTGATTTTAGAAATGATACAAAAACAGACAGTGCTTTCTTTTTTAAGCCTACTCCTATCAATAATATCTACCCTGAAATATATGATATTTATGCAGGAGACAAAATATTTGTTCTAACATCGCAGGGAGTTTATGTCGTATCGACTAATAATATTTTAACAAGTGGAACATACAATGTTTTTATTGCAAGTGAAATAGCTTGTAATGAAAAAACTAAATATAGTTATAAGAAAGGAGCTACACTATTAAATGGTACATTCTGTTATTTAACAGATACAAATGAAATTAGATGTGTTGAACAAGTACCAAACTCACAAGGAACTGAAAATTATAATTCAACAAATTTAGAAAAATATGAGCTTACACCTAAATTTTATGGGTTAGATAAGCTTAAATATAACAATAAAAATTATTTGATAGCTTTCAAAGGAGAAAAAATAGATACTTTATATCTATATGAACAATTAGAATATAAAATATTCAGAAGATTCTCTTTAAAATTAGAAAAACCTATAAATGATTTTATATTTTGCAATAGATACATATTAGGGATTGAAAATGGCACAGCTATTAAACTTAATGAAACAGAAAATAATGTTGCTAAGGCAATTTTAAGGATAAATCCACCATATATGAAAACAGAAAAAGGTGGAAGTTATAGCAATGATTATTCTTCAAGAGTTTTAAGGGTTTTTATAAAAGTCTTAAATGAGAATAGAGAAGCTATAAAAGGTATAAAAATAAATGACAAAGTGGTAACAAAAAATGATATTGAGAATGATTTATTTAATGTATTTAAAATAGAAACTTCTTTCCCAATATTAAATGGTTTTAATATAGAAATTGCTACAAAAGAAAACAATAAGATATTTGAAATTTTAGGTGTAGACACAAAAATTGATGTTATAAGTGATTGAGGTGGTAAATATGATGGGAGCTATTCTTACTGAAATGGCAATAGGAATTGCACAAGGTTATGGGACATATAGGCAAGGAAAAAAGATAATTAAAGCAGGAGAGAAAATAAAATCTATCTACAATGGGTTGGAAGACCAAGAGGATAAATTAAAAGATAGTATGGAATACAATAAAGCTACTGCTAAGAAGATAAAAAGTTATCAAAATGAACAAGCTAAAATGCAATATGAATATAATAAGAAAGAAATTAGCAGAGCATTAGAAGGAAATTTAAGAGGCTTACTTGCTGGGTATGTATCAGCAAGAGAAAATTTAGAACAAGAAGTAACGACTGTTAGAAGTAAATTAGCTTTCAGTGACATCAAAAATGTTGAAGATAGTTCTATAAAGTCTGACAGTATCAATAAACTCAATTCAGAGGCTAAGGACAAGGCAAATATCATTACACAAAATCAAATGAATGATATAGGCGAATTACAGAATCAAACAAATAATTATTATTACCAAAGTGGATTAACTTTTAATAGAACGCAAGAAGGAATAAATCAAAATTATTTAGTTGCATATTCACAAGCTGAAATGCAATTAAGAAAAGATTTAGCTCAACTTAATCAAACTATTGATAATGGAAATCTGGCAGGGAATCAATTAGTGGATCAAGGTTGGGGAATTAAAGTTGCTGGTGTAAATCAAATGACACAAGCAGTGCTTGATGCAGCAAAAAGTTATGCTATGGGAAAAGCTAGTGAAAGTTTACCAGAAATGCCAAGTGGAGAAGTAAAAGAAATTCAGGGTACTTTCAATAACAATAATGCTTTTGAAAAAGGTTGGCAACAAAAAACAGCAAGCAATAGTGTATTTAAAAAAGGTTGGAATTTAAAAGGTTTTGGTGGAATAGGAGGAATAAATGGCTAATGAATTTATAGAAAAAGAAGTAATGAAAGAAAGAACAGGTGCTAATGTTGTCCCTATACAAGTTGATACACAAAGTAGATTTTTACTTAATCCAGTAAATGTTGAGGGTGTATCTGTTAAAAGTCCATCAAAGATACCAGTTCATGAAAATATGTTCATAGAAACTTTGGGGAAAATAGCTAAGGAAAGTGAACAATTAAAGATTAACAATGAAAAGAATTTAATTGATATATCTATGAAAAATAAAGACTTAGAATTCGAAGAAAAATGGGCCACTGTTGATGATAAATATGGAGATAGATTTGAGGAATATTTAAAAGATTATAAAGAAGTTATTAACTCTAAAAAATCTTTAATTCTCAATAGTAAGTATCTTGACTCTGTGGAGAAAAGAACATTTTCAGATAATGTTGATATCGGTTATAAAGACTGGGGAATTAAAGAGGGAGTTAAAAGAAACCAATATTATATCAAAGAACAAAATGATATTGCACTTGCTACCTTAGAGCAAAGAAGAGCAATAGGTGCTAAGTATGGGCTTAATGATGATGAAAAAGCAAAAGAGAATTATACATATATGAGAGATACAATAGAGCAAATTACTAAACTTACTGGAATGTCAGAAGAAGAAAAAATTGTTATGCTAGGTAAAAATATTGGTGGAACAGAAGTAGCAAGACTTAATAATAGAATAATGGAAATTCAAAATAGTTCTATGTCACTTGACCAAAAGAAAATTGAAATAGACAAAGTTATAGCATATATGGATAATGAAAAAATTGTAAATGATTTAGTTGATACAACTATGGAATTTTACAAAGGTAGCGATGAAAAAACTGCAAAAGAATATTTAAAAGTGCAATTTGAAGGAGAAACTAAATCAGTCTTAAAAGGAATTAAATCACAAATAGATGAGTATCAAAAAGAACAAAAGAGAATCCAAAAAGAAAGAATTAGAGCAGAAAAACAAATGCAAAGACTGTATCTAAGAAATCTAAAAATGGATCAAGCACTAAGAAGCGAAAAATATTCTGACATAAGAAAAGCATTTAAAAAGAAATATGGTAGGAATATGACAGATGAAGATATAGCAAACGGTGCAGTTAATTTTGATTGGGCTTCTGCTGGTGATTTAGATAATTATGATAAAGTAGAAATATTTGACAAAAATAAAATAATTGGTCTAAAAAGAAATGTTAACGCACAAATAAATAATGGAAGATTATCAGAAGCTGAGGCAAAGAATATGGTTAGAGATTATGCTGAAAAATTATTTGAAAATGATAATAGCCCAAATAAAAAATTAAAAGTAAATGCTTTTATAAAACAATATGCAGATAAAGAAAACCCAATACCTTATGCTTATGGAAAAGAATATCCAGAACTTTATCAAGCAGATAATATTTCAAAAATTAGTAGAGGTAATAATGTAGGAGCAAATATTAATAAACCAGAAAAGGGTTGGATATGGGATGAAGACGGATACAGTGAATGGGAAGAATTAAAAAAAGAATTTTCATCAGACCCTGTGTATGCAGATGCTCAATTAAAAAATTATTTAGCAAGTGTTATGAAAAGTGATGGACTTACAGCAGATGATATGAAAAAGAAAAGCACTGTACAAAGTTATTTAAAAAGACTTAGCACAGATGAGGGAAAAAGATTAATAAATGCAAATAAAGTTTTAAAGAATGGTAAACCTATGCAAAATACAAAAGTTAATACTACAAGTGGGAAGAAAAATAAAATGGGTGGATATTTAAGATAAGGAGAAATTATGGGTATTTTAAAAGATGTATTCAATGGTAAAAAAGGAATGACTGGAATTGTGAGCGAAGAACAAGAAAAAAAATTCCAAGAACAGAGAAAAAAAAATATAAAAAAAGGTTTTTCTGTTAAGGATACTCCATTTGTACAAGGAATAGAAAGAAATATATCTAATCCAATAAGAACTGGTATAGTCAAAGGTGTTACTCAGTTTGTGGATACTCTATCAACACCAACTCTTGAAGAAATAGCAGACCAATATGATGATGATACTGAAAAAATTTATCAAGAGTATAAAAAACAAATTGCTGAAAATGGTTGGAAAAATTCACAAGTAAGAAAAGAAGCTATTGATTATATAAAAAGAAATAGAGAAGAAAGGGCAAAATTTTTAAATAATGATTCAAAAATAGATAGAGGAATTATGATATTTCAAAATATTTTAGAGGGTGTCGCTTCTCCTACAAACTGGTATAACCCTAATGGTTTTGTAACTAACTTAGCTTGGGATCTTCTTCAAGGTGCTATTGATACAACTTGGGAAAAGACAGAAATAGATGAGAAAGATATAAAAGACTTTACAAAAGAAGATTTAAAAGATTATGCCTATGGTGCAGCAACAAGTGTAGCAATACATGGAGTTACAAAAGTAGCAGGTAGGTATATTTCTAAAAAAATAAATAAATTAAAAAATTCAGATGTTGATGTATCTGGGAATACAATATCAAATGCAGTTGAAGAAATTCCTAATACTCCATTAGAAATTATACAAAACGAAGTTAATAAATATGGACCAGGAGCAACTAACCCAAAGGCAGTTATAGAATTAGCAGAAAGATTAGAGAATGGAGAAACAATAGGAATTGAAAGAGGTAAAAACTTTTCTCAGGAAGTAGATGATTTTTATACTAATGTAACTGAAAAAAGAATAGAAAAAATCCATAAAGAAGAACTTTCAAGACAAAATACAATTAAAAATAAAGAAAGTAATGCTGAATTTGAGCAAAAGATTTTTAACGGAGCAGTACCAGAAAAGAAAGTTGCTAATGATATAAATGCAAAATATTCTTTAAGTAAGACATTAAAACCTATTAAAAATAAAATTAAATTAAACTCTAAACAATTAACAGCTGAATATAAAAGTAGACTTGCTTATATTCATATGGAAAATGGAGGCAGTGGGAATTTCTCTCGTATAGGTGATTTAAATGAACTCATCATAACTGAAAATAGTATAAATGGGAAAACATTTAAAGGAATGATAAGAGGTTATGCTGATATACCTGAAAATTTATTGCCTTATGCTAATGAGTTTAGAAGCCTTGCAAATGAATATACTAATTTAAAATATGGATCTAATTTATCTCAAAAAGGTTATAATTTTGATATTGTTTATGATAAAAATCAAGCTATGTCAAATTTAAAGTTAGCAATAGATACTGATGACTTAAATGCCAAAAAGGTTGTGGTTGATGGCATATTAAAGAATACTGAAAAGAAAGTATATTTAACAGAAGCACAAGCTAAGCAATTTAAGGTGGGAGATACAGCAGGAGTATACACACTAGATGACCATAATATCATTGAAAAGTTAAGAAATGACATAAATGGCACTACTCTTGACATAAGAAAAAATGGGAATGGAAAACTGGTAGATTATGAAAGCAAAACTTGGAATGAAGTAGCAACTCAAAATGCACCTTTTCCAGAAATAGATGAATACTTCAAATTAAAACAAAAAGAAATAGATGGTAAAAAGCTAAGTAAAAAAAATCTAGCATTTATAGAAAATTATGAAACAAAATCTATGAATTGGCTTGATGGTTTTTTTAATGAAATAAATGCTGAAGTGGATCCTATCAATTCTTTAAATAGAATTTATAAGCAAGTTATTGATGAAAAGAGTGGACTTAATACATTAAGAGATAGATTAAATGGAAATTATGATAGAATAGAAGCTAATCATAATACATCAACTGGGAAAAATATGTATGTACAAAATAATAGAACATTGAAAGATGCTATAGAAAATGAAACTCAACATCTAATTGAATTAGGTGCTGATGTGACTACAAGAAAATTTTCTGAAATGTCACCTGGTTACAGAGGTACATACAACACAAGAAATTTAATGATGTATAAATTCTTATCAAACTTAAACTATCTTAAAGAAATAGCTACTAATAAAGAAAGAATTAACTCAGGACTTATTGATTTAGGCTTTAATGAAAGAGTTGGGTTTTTACAAAGCACAAAAGAAATGACAAGAGCCACTAAAAATGTTGCTAAGAAATATCAAAATCTAAAAAATATTGATTTAGATACTATAACAAATCCTCTTGAAAGATTACAGATAGAAGCTTATATTGATAAAGTTATGGAAACTGAAATTGATATGAGGGGCTATACAAAATCTAATGCTTTAAAAAAAGCTGGCGAATTAGGTGCAAAAGGTCAAACAGCTTCTGATATACAAAGAATAGCTTTGGCTGAATATTTTACAGCTAATGCTATGTATGATGAGTTTACAAAATTTAAAATAGAAGATGTTACACCTACTATGAAACAGGTCCTATTTGATATGGGAATAGATGATAACATTAAATTAAAAGCTATACAAGATGAAATATTAAATACAAATAGTGTTACAGGATTATTAGACATTGTAAAAGACAGAAATAATACATCTACTGTAAAAAGTTTATTTGAACAATTTGCTGATATAAATGGAAAAGAATTAAATGCTTTTAGTGGACATACAGTAGGATTAAAAACAGATAGTCTTGTCAGCAGATACTGGGCTAATTTTAATGGTATGTTTAGAATGTATAATATGAATTTATTAACAAGAACATTTGATAGATTAACAACTTATATTGATAGTGATGGTCTTACAAGATATAGATTCTTAGTTGATAATACTTTAAAACTTAATAAGACAAGTTTTACAGGTTTATCTGAATGGAAAGCAAGTTCAAGAATTTTTAACTCAGGGACAACAGCATTA